GCTAGCGGTGTTGGTTCTACTGTCAAAAATGTTATAGGCTTCCTCGGAGGTCGCTATTTTGGAAGGAGATAGATATTATGTCTAATAAAACCACTATGATTCTGACTTTTATTGTTACTGTTGTTGTCCCATTTATTCAGGAAGTTGTAGATCTAATTGAAGCTCTGAAAGGTAAAGCTTCTTCGAACACTGTTACTGCTAAAAAGGTTGCTTCAGACTTTCAAACCGATGTTGCGCAACTTGTTGATCCAGTTGCTAATAAGAATGATTCTAAAAAAACTAGCCGTTTTTTCGGTTCTTGGAGGGATACTAAATGAGACGTCGTCGCTTATCTAAACGTGGCTCTCGCCGTCTTTTTCGGCGTACTTCTAGATCTAGACGCAGAAATTTTAAGAGAGTAGGACGAGGTGGATTTAGGATTTGACAATCTGACTTAATCCTGATACAATCGGTACAGGTGATTGATATGGTTTGTTATAATCCTATTCTTATGTATCCAGTTGAAGGAGCTATTACAAAAAATGGAAAGCAACATTATAGTTTTTACGGTAGCCTTTCCTCTCACCCTGAGCTTTCTAATGATAGCCGTTTTATTCGTTGTGCTTGTAAACAATGTATTGGTTGTCGTCTCGAAAGTAGTAAACAATGGGCTGTCCGTGCTGTCCATGAAGCCCGTTCTTCGTCTTCTTCTTATTTCGTTACTTGTACTTTCGATGATTATCATTTGCCATGTGATAAAAGTTTGAGTAAGAAATTTCATCAGACATTTATGAAGAATCTTCGTCGTGAGTATGGCAGTGGTATTCGCTTTCTTGGCTGTGGTGAATATGGTGAACTTCATGGTCGTCCCCATTATCATTACATTTTGTTTAATATTGATTTTGATGACAAAATTTTTCGGTTCCGTACAGACGGTTATAATACTTATACTTCTTCTCGTTTTGCCAAAGTATGGAAATACGGTATGCATCTTATTGGTGAGTTTAGCTTTGATTCTGCTGCCTATGTCGCTCGCTATATAGTTAAAAAGCAGACAGGTAAAGATGCTCCTTCTCACTATAAAGGCCGCACTCCTGAATTCATGGTTGCGTCCAATCGCCCCGGGATAGGTGCTAAATGGCTCGAAGCTCATGGTGAAGAATGTTATTCCAATGATTATGTTGTCATCAATGGTAAAAAGATGCGTCCGCCTCGTTATTACGATAAAAAATTCGATGAAACTCATCCTCATTGGATGGAATACGTCCGTAATAACCGCATCGAAAAGATGATGAATCACTTTGAAAACAATACTTTTGAGCGTCTTTTTGATCGCTGTCGAGTCCAAGAAGGTAAATATAAACATTTTCTCGGTAGAAAACTTGACAAGGTATTGTGACTGTGTTATCATTAGGTCAGAAAGGAGATGTTTTTTATAGAAGAATTTCAATCTGAGCTTGACGCTATTAGATCCTACTGTAAGTATAAAGGCATATCCTTTGACTTTATATTTAGAGGTTCTAAATACGCCGCTTACAAGCTTAAACCTGATAACTGTAATGTTATTCGTATTGATAATGATTATTTTGTTTTACCTAATACTATGCATCTTATGATCCGTAGATTTTTGATTGCTTTAAGAAAAGGAGATTTAGATATTGAGACTTTATTCAATTTATGATTCCAAGGCTGAACAGTTCAGCCCTCCGCAGGTTTATCACAATGATATGCTCGCTCTTCGAGCTTTTGAAGGTATAGTTAACGATGATAAAATGCTTATTAAAAAGTATCCTGAAGACTTTTCTATTTATTATGTTGGCAATCTTAGTGACAGCGATGGTCGCTATTACGTTGAGAATTGTGACGAGTCCCGTATTCCTATCATGGTTGGTCGCGCCATAGAATATGTGCAGACTGTTGACAATAATTCTACTAAATGATAACCTAATAAAGAGCGTATCAGAAAAAGGACGGTCTCGCAAGAGATCGTCTTTTTTTTGTACGCTACGCCCGCCGCGTCTAGGCGCCTGCGAAAGGAGGTGAAACTATGAAATTTAAGACAGCTTATGATCCTGTAGAAGAACATGATCATTGCGGCATTGAGTTTACTATGCCGTCTTTAACCGTTCAGGACGAGAAAGACGAGACTGATATTAACTACATCGTAAATAAGTATGCAGATGGTCAGAAAGGTATCATGACTCTTGATCTCGGCGATAGTTCGCAATACGCTTACCTGCAGTTTGGAGATGCAACGCTTCCCGGCGACTACAGTACAGCGCTTGAGCTTGTGTCCGGAGTTCGTGAAGAATTCTACAGTTTACCCGCATACGTTCGAGCAAAATTCGGTCACGATCCCATGAATTTCATCGACCATTTGAATGATCCTGCAGTGCTCGAATATCTCCAACAACAAGGTCTGTATGGTAGAAAATATACCTTCGATGAACCACAACAGTCCGTAAGTAGTGAACAAACACAAGAAAAAAGTAACACTTTAGAACAAAAGAGTGAAGAAACACAAAAATAGGCGTCACCGAAGCCAGTTACTTACTTGATGTAACTGGCGTAGGTGACGCAAAAATAATCTAAAACCTAATAATAATTTGCTTTAGGTCAATTATTAGGTTTACATTTCGAAGAAGGTGAAATTTTGGCTCGAAAAAAAATAAGAGTTCGAGGACATCGCTTTAGCGATGCTCCTGCAATGTACATGAAAAGGACTAAATTCGACCGTTCTCATGTTTATAAGACAACGTTTGATTCAGGTAAGCTCATACCTGTATTTGTTGACGAGGTTTTGCCTGGCGATACTACTCGTATGTCTATTAATTATTTCGCTCGCTTGGCTACTCCTATTAAACCTATCATGGATAATATTTATTTGGACTGGTTTTTCTTTTTTGTACCAAACCGCCTCGTTTGGGAACACTGGCAGAATTTCTGCTTTGAGCAAGAAGATCCTGAGGATAGTACTGATTATGTCATTCCTACTGTTACTGCTACTGGTAACTCTGATAATGCCTATATAGGCTCTCTTTGGGACTATTTCGGCTTGCCCGTGAATACGTCTGGTAATATATCTGGTATTAGCGCTCTTCCATTTCGTTGTGTTTACCTTATTTGGAATGAATGGTTTAGAGACGAAAACCTCCAGAAATCCGTCAAGATACAGAAAGGCGATACCAACGAAGTTTTAGACTCTGCCCGATCTTCTGAACAGCCTTCTTGGGTTTTCACGTCAGGTACCGATGTTTTTCCCGGCCTAGCCTGTCCGCCTCGTGGTAAACGCCATGATTACTTTACTTCAGCTCTTCCCTGGACTCAGAAGGGCCCTGGCGTATCTATAGGACTTGCTGGCACTGCTTCTATAGTCGATCCTTCGCCTACGTCTGGTTATCTGCTCCACAGCACTTCTAATCAGCTTGCTTCTGTTTCCGCTTATGGCGGCGATGCTTCTAGTTCTGGTGGTAGAAGACAAGCTTATGGTTCAGGATCTATAGAGTTTAATAGAGGTTCAGGCTCCAGTTGGAGTAATGTAGGTGGCTTTGCTGGCAACACGTCTGATAATATTACTATGTCTGCTCAATCCGCTTCTACTTACCTTGGCAATGATTCTTATGTTGATTTGGACACTTCAAGTATTTTTACGATTAATAGTCTTCGTACTGCTTTCCAGATGCAGAAGTTCTATGAGCGCCTTGCTCGTGGTGGTAGTCGGTATACAGAAGTACTCCGCTCTTTCTTTGGCGTAGTTTCTCCTGACGCTCGTCTTCAGCGTCCGGAATTTCTCGGCTCCTTTACCAAAATGGTAAATGTCAATCCAATAGCGCAGACTTCTGCAACTGACAATACCTCTCCTCAAGGCAATCTCTCTGCTTATGGTGTTACTGCTGCTAAATTCCATGGTTTTACCAAATCTTTTGTTGAACACGGCTATATTATAGGTTTTGTTTGCGCTCGTGCTGACTTAACCTATCAGCAAGGTATTAACAAGATGTGGCTTCGCTCTACTGTTTATGACTTTTATTGGCCCACATTCGCTCATCTTGGTGAACAGGCCATTGAGCTTCGTGAGATCTACGCTCAAGGCTCTGAAGCTGATACTATTGTTTTTGGCTATCAGGAACGCTATGCTGAATATCGTTATAAACCTTCGCAGATTACTGGTAAGTTCCGCAGCTCTGTAGTTAATGGTTCTTTGGATAAGTGGCATTTGTCTCAGTTCTTTAATAATGCCCCGACTCTCAACGAAGAGTTTATTATTGAAAATCCACCTATTGAGCGTATTATCGCTGTTCCTAGTGAGCCTGAATTCTTGCTTGATGTAGGCTTCCGTTACACTACCGTGCGTCCTATGCCTATGTTTGGTACTCCCGGCCTTGTTGATCACTTCTAGAAGGAGTTGGTTTTATGTCATGGCTTTCTAACACTTTAGGCAGTGTTGCCGGTTCTCTTTTAGGATCTGCAGTTCAGAATCATTACAATTCTGCTAATGCCGCACAAGCTAACGAGTGGAATGTTGAAAACTATAAACATCGTTATCAATGGGCCGTAGAAGATATGCGTAAAGCTGGTCTTAACCCTATTCTTGCTGCAACTAATGGTATAGGCGGTTCTATATCTGGAGCTTCAGCTGCTTCTGTAGGTATGAGTGATATTGGTTCTACCATGAACTCTGCTAAAGCTGCTAGTGCCGCTGAAAGGCAGGCTAAGAATGCCGAGCATCTTGCAATATCTCAAATTGATAAAAACGTCGCAGAAGCCAATTCTGTGCGCCAGAGCACCCATGGTACAGTTCTTCAGAATGGTATACTTGCAAATGATTTGAATCTTCGTGAGCAGACTTATGAAAAACGTCTTGGTTATGAGCTTGAAAAGATGAATTTGGAGCTCGAAAACCTTCGTCTTCAGGGCTCTTACCTTAGCTCTGGTGTTTTAAACAACATTGCTTCTGCTAATCGTTCTAATTCTGCCGCCGCTTTTGATAATATTCAAACTGAAATGGCAGGTATGGAACGTGATTTTTATAAGAATATCGAAAGTCTTACAGGTGCTCCTAGATCTGTCGCTAGCGGTGTTGGTTCTACTGTCAAAAATGTTATAGGCTTCCTCGGAGGTCGCTATTTTGGAAGGAGATAGATATTAT